TCCTACTTGAACGCCAAATATACGAAAGTTTTTCCCAACTATGTACTCAATATAAAAATCACTATGTAAATGACCTTGTATTTGGCTTTGTAGCTCTTTTTTCATTTTAGTACGTGCTGTTCCACCCTCACCGTGATTTATGTTTACGTTAAAAATATCTACATTCTCAACAAAATCCCAATTAGGCACTTTTAAAACCTCGTTGTACTCTTTAACCCACCGCTTCGATACACCACCGCTAAAGGCTTTTCTATGCACTAACCTATCGTGGTTACCTATTATAACAGTTGCTACTGGAAAAGCCTTGTAATACGCTTGTATGTCGTTAATTGCTTTGTCAAGTTCTGCACCTGCAGACATTCCATCGGGGTCACTTTCGTGGTAACTTGAATAATGATTGTCTATTATGTCTCCTATAAAAATAACCTTACCACACTGATATTTTCTTTGTTGTTCTAAACAAAATTCTAAATATTTAGGTAAAGTGAAAGGAGCGTGTAAATCTCCAATTATCAAAATATTATTTGGATTACCTACCAAATAAGGCTCTAAATTACTTTTATTATTTCTTAAAAGACCTATTTTTTTTCTCAAGGTCTCTAAACTTAATTCGGTTTTATCTACTATTATTAATTTTGCTATTTCTGTATTGGTTAAATTTGTTCCAAAATGCTTAACTGCTTCTAATTTATAATAGTCAAAATTCATTTATTTGTTTGTTAGTTTATATGCGAACAATTTAATTATTGTACTTGGTTTAATAAATCTGCTTATAAACCTTAATACACGTCCTGCATTAGTTGTGGCAGGACTATCTGAATAACGATACGCTGCTTCATCCAAAATAGATTTAATAGGGTCGATTGATTCAATTGCTACTTCGGTAACTACTTCTTTTAATACTTCTTTAATTTTCATATTTATTTATTTAATTGTTTCATAAACAGTTCTTCCATTTACTTTTTTTGCTCTTAATATTTGTTTTCTGTTTTTGTCTTTTGAGAATGAAACGTGAATCCAACTGTAATCGTGTTCATTTATGAGCTGGTCAAATATAAGGTTTTTTTTAATATAGTCAAAAATCTCTTTATTAGTTGGTTTTACATTATCAATGTCCATAGCCTGACCGCTACAATGTTGAGACGTAATAGACCCTTTTACCGCATTATTTAAGTTTAACCCTCTATACATACTAGAAACTCTAATTGGTGCTTTAAAATGCTCTCTAATAGGCTCAAAAACGTTCTCCGCTAATAATTTCATATTTGCAATTACTGAAAGGTTAGGATTGTTGTTTACTATTCCCAAACTATCGGCAGTATCCGAATGTGTTGCTTCTTCAAAACTTAAAAGTTTATAAATATTAATTAATGTGTAAACTATTGATATACCCATCAAAAATAGTCTAAATCCGTTTTCTATATGCGTAAACGAAATCGCAAAAGCACCGCTATTTAATAGGTAAATTTTCATATCTCTGATTATATTGTTATCATTCATTATTTTGATTTTAAAAGTTCAATTTCTGCTTTTAGTTCTTGAATTGCCTTAATCATAATAGGCATTAAATTAGCATATCTTGCCTCTAATTGCTCTGGGTTATCATTAGAAACTAAATCTAAATTTTCGCCTATTAAAGAATCGTTTTGTAATTCTAATAAATCCTGTGCTATAAATCCAGCAGACTTAATTCCAACTCTACCTCCATCACGTTGATTCCAAGTAAATGTAACTGGTTTTAATTTATAAACAAAATCTAATCCTTCGCTAATTTCTTTTATTTCTGTTTTGTCTCTTTTGTCTGAAAGAGACGTAATAACTTGCACGTTGCATCGTAATGAATTAATTGAACTATCTCCTAATGTTATTTGATTTGAAGCTGTTATTTGTGAATTATAACCTAAACTTGTAGTATTCGAATAAATATCGTTATTTGAACCAGCATTATTCCCAATAGCTGTGTTTTGAGACGCTTTATTATTAATTAACGCACCAGCTCCTAAAGCTGTATTACCATCACCAATTAAATGGGAAAATAAGGCAGAATACCCTATTGCAGTGTTTCCGTTTCCGTTTGAATTCCTTAACGAATCTTTACCAAAAGCAGAATTTCCAATTCCAGTAGTATTTAAACGCATCGAATCTAAACCAGCGGCTATATTTTGATTTCCGCTTGTGTTTGATAATAAAGCACTAACACCTAAAGCTGTGTTTGTAGCAATATTGCCACTACCTCTACCTACTCTTACTTCATTTATATAAGCATCGTTAACAGTAATTACTGTTCCTGTAAATGTAGGAGAAGATAAAGGTGCTTTTAAATCCAAAGCCACTTGCTTAGCAGCTAAATCGTTGTTTAAAGCGGTGTTATTTTGATTTGTTTTGTCGAACGCTGTTCTTAACGGGTCTCCTAATCCGTCATTCGCTGAACTAATATTAATATTTTGAATCCTTGCCATTTTGTTTTTGTTTAAGTAAATATTCATTTTTTTTATATTTTCGGGTTTGATATTATAAACTTTACTGTTTTCAGTTTTTACCGTTTTTTCTTTTTGCTCTTTCATAATTATAACACCCATCCGCTTGGGTTTGGTTTTTGGTCGGGAAACATATCCGAATTACTATTAGTCCAATATTCGGGAAACATTCCAGCAGCATTAATAGACATATAATCTACAAATCTTTTAGCGTAAAAATCCGCAAATGTTCGGTGTTTTTGTACTAAGATGTCTATTTCTTCTTTAGTTGGTGTTTCTGAATTTTCTGAACGGTGTTTAAATACTCCACCGTTTCTAATTTGGTAACTTGCAAAAGGTAAATAATCTACCATAGCGAAGTGAATAAGCATCGGTTGGATATAATCTACCACTAAAGCTAAATAGTCGCCTGTAAGCGTTGTATTTGCTATTTTTAAGCCTATTGCATCATATAACTTAGTACCAACGTAATTTTGTACGTGCATTTGTTGTGCAATTTTGATAAAATTAATAAATAAATCTATATCGCAATTCCCGTTAATAATAGAATTTGCTTTTAAATCTGTCGGTGTAATAAAGAGTGTTGTAGCCATAATTATTTCATATCGTGTGGAGCTTGGTAGGCTCGGTTATCATTTGTCGGTGCTATTTCGCCATTTTTACGAACCTCTGCAGGTGTTGAAGGAATTGCTGCTGTATTTTTACCGCTTCCTATTTTTCTATACATTTCACGTGTCCAAAAATGACGGCAAGTTCCGTGAGGAAATTCCTCAGAAAGTAAGCCTGCTCCCTTCCATAAGAAGACATCATAAGGTTTATCAGGAGTTGGACTCATTCCAAATCCTGGATTTACAGTTAAGGCTGACATACCACCTAAAGTTGAAGGATAATTGTCTCCTACTATATCCTCTTTTCTATATAATTTATTAGCGGACATCATTTTTTTACAAAATTCACGCTCTGGGGACGGATTTCCGCTATATCTGTATCTTGTTATGTATAAGTCGCTATCTTGCTCCGATTTGCTCTTAGTTTTAGCCACTCCAGTTGATGCACTTGCTAAATGAGTAGCATTTAATTCGTGCATTTGATTATCTAAATCAGTTTCATTTTCGTAATTAACCGCATTTGAACTTATTAATTCGTATTTTTCAAGGTCTATTTCTTCCCCAAATTGTGATAAATCTACTGCACTTAAATTTTCAGTAGTATCCGTTGGTTTTGCTTCAATAGTCAACTCATTATCTGCTGTTAAAGGCTGTAAATTTTTAACGTATAATTTGATAGTGTTTTTATTATAAGCTAATATTTTATAATAGTGTTTTATTAATAAATTTTGAATTGGTTTAATAACCGTATTTTGCATTAAGATAGTTGCAGTTTGCAATTCGTCTGCATTGTTTCCAAAACCTGAATTATCTTTAATTCCCAAAAGCATTGGCGAAATAATACGGTGTCCTACCATAATTTTTCGCATTGCTTCGTCTGCTATAAATTGATATTGATTATGTGCATCCGATAATTGAACTGGAGTTATAGTTGCTGCATTTTGAGAACTATCATTAAAAGATAAAATAAATCTGCCAGCGTTTGAAGTTCCGCCAAATTTATTTTGTATGTTTCTTTCGATGTCTCTTTGCTCTGTTTCTGTTGGTGTTCCATTATTAAAACTAATAAGCATACTTGGAGACATACCTCGCATAATATTGTTTAAATGGAAATTCGACACTTCCTCCTCGATCTCGCAGTATTGTAAACAACCTTGAAAACTTACGGGCGCATAATAGTAGGAACCAGTCTTATAAGGTTTGATGTATAATATTTCTTCGCTTTCTTTACTTGTTCCAAAAGCAGGAATAGCTAAGGGTTTATTTGTTCTTGACACTTTTGACCATTCCTCTGAATAGTAATAAAATTCAATGTCTCCATCATCGTTGCATTTTCCGCTTCTTAACGTTTCAACTGGAAAGTGATTACATTCTAATATGCGTGTTCTGTCAATTGAATATACAACTTGTATAGCACAATTCCCCATCGCTTCTAAATCGTTGCCTAAGCGTTCTACTGTATCATTATCGAATAATAATTGTACCTCCGCCCATTCGTCTGGCTTAATAAGTTTTTCAGTTGAATCTAAGCCTTGACCAAATATCATTTGACTAATTCCATTTACAATAGCGTTATTAGTTGGACTACCATTAATCCTATCTTGTAAGTAGCCAAAATAATTATTGTCTTCACCGTAATTTATCCAATCTTGGTTTCTAACTTCAACTATTTTAGGACTTGTATAAGTAGCTA